CAATAAAAAATAATCCAGAAGCGAAATTTACTACTAAATTAGGTTCTACTTATGTAGCAAGATATATAGAAGAATATGGTAATATTATGTGGGCCACTGAAAAAGAATGGTCTGAATACGATAAAAAACGATAAGATTCTATTTAAAAGAAGTTTAAAAAAGATTGAGTCCTGAACAAGGACTCTTTCTTTTATTTTTTTTCTCCTCGCATTGTACGCTAAATTTACATCTCCTATTATGGAAACTAATTATATTAATAGGAGGTATTGTTATGGTTAACTATCAGGTGATATTTGATGTAAGAGGTTTGGAAAATTCAATGTTTAATAAAATCGAAGGATTGAAAGACATTATGGCAAGTGAATTAGTAAGAGTTTACAATATTTATGCCGATAAAACAAATAGCGGTATAACTGAAATGCTAAACAAGGAGTTCGAAAATCTTTATCCGAATTATTTTGAGGATAATAAAGGTAAAGAATGGTATGACTTGGTTGAGTATATTAGTTATATGGCAGAAGGTTATCAGCGTTTAATTGTAGACGATTTTAATAAACAGAACATAAGTCCAATACTAGATTTTTACGTTGAACCGACCGAAATCATACTTACTGGATATTTGAAACTGGATAAAAAAGTAACGATAAGATTCTATTTAAAAGAAGTTTAAAAAAAAGATTGAGTCCTGAACAAGGGCTCTTTCTTTTATTTTTTTCTCCTCAAAAATAAAAAATGATATTGTACGCGAAATTTACAACTCCTATTATGGAAGACTATATTAAAAAAAAGGAGGATATTTATCATGACATACAAACAGATTGAAACCAGCAGAGAAATTAGACTTTGGCTTGGACAGATAATTATTCCCGCCGCAAGCGTGGTGGTAGCAACATTATCCATACCAGAAGTTAGACAAATGATAGCAACAAAAGCAGCAAGTATAAAAGAATCTATACAAAATAAAACCAGAAGAAAGAGTCGTTAACAAAGACTCTTTCTTTTATTTTTTATTTTTATATTACATTAAGAAAGGAACATGACTCGATATGAGAAATGATGAACACGTTTTGAATTATACAGATTTGGTTGATAACTATATTAATCTTAATGATTGGCGCGTAAAAGAGAACTCTACTGTTACCTACTCTGTTGGAGGCCTTATTCTATCTAATTCTGGTGCGGTAACTGCAAACTATTGGTTATCAAATGTTTATGACCGCGAGATTGCCGACGCACATCGAAATGCCGCAATACATTTGCATGACTTATCAATGCTGACCGGATATTGCGCCGGTTGGAGCTTGAGGCAACTTATTCAGGAAGGGCTTGGCGGAGTAGCCGGAAAAGTTACTTCTACTCCCGCAAGCCATCTTTCAACGCTTTGTAACCAGATGGTTAATTTCATCGGAATTATGCAGAATGAATGGGCCGGAGCTCAGGCTTTTTCATCTTTTGACACCTATTTAGCTCCTTTCGTAAAGGTAGACAATCTGTCACAGAAAGAAATTAAACAATGTATACAGTCATTTGTATTCGGATTGAATACTCCTTCCCGTTGGGGTACGCAGGCTCCGTTTTGTAATATTACTCTTGACTGGACTGTTCCCGATGATTTGGCTAATCTCCCGGCTATCGTCGGCGGAAAAGAAATGGACTTCACTTACGGCGATTGTCAAAAAGAAATGGATATGATTAATAAAGCCTTTATCGAAATTATGATTGAAGGCGATGCCAACGGACGTGGGTTCCAATATCCTATTCCAACCTATTCTATTACAAAAGATTTCAACTGGGATGAGACTGAAAACAATAAACTTCTGTTTGAAATGACAGCAAAGTACGGCACTCCATATTTTTCCAATTATATTAATTCTGACATGAAGCCAAGCGACGTACGTTCCATGTGCTGCCGACTTAGGCTTGATCTGAGAGAGCTTCGCAAGAAGTATGGTGGATATTTCGGCTCTGGGGAGTCCACAGGCTCAATTGGTGTAGTGACAATTAATCTTCCGAGAATTGCTTATTTGTCGGAAAATGAAAAAGACTTCTACGAACGACTCGACCATTTAATGGATATTTCGGCTCGCTCTCTTAAGATTAAGCGGACTTTCATTACTAAGCTTTTAGACGCAGGGTTATATCCTTATACTAAAAGATATTTGGGATCATTTGGTAACCACTTCTCTACCATTGGTCTTGTTGGTATGAACGAAGCGGGGCTTAATGCTAAGTGGCTGCGTAAAAATCTGGGTTCTCCAGAAGTTCAGAAGTTTGCCAAAGATATTTTGATTCATATGAGAGAGCGTCTAAGTGATTATCAGGAGCTTTACGGAGACCTTTATAATCTCGAGGCTACACCTGCCGAGTCTACAGCATACCGCTTCGCTAGGCATGACAAGAAATTATATCCAGACATAATCACCGCGAATGAAAATGGGACTCCGTATTACACCAATTCGACCCATCTGCCGGTTGGTTATACGAATGATGTTTTCGAAGCTCTTGATATTCAAGATGAGCTTCAAACGCTTTACACCTCTGGTACAGTATTTCACGCTTTCCTTGGCGAGAAACTTCCAGATTGGAAATCAGCTGCTAATCTGGTTCGTAAGATTGCAGAAAACTACAAGCTTCCTTACTTCACTATTTCTCCTACTTATTCTATTTGTAAAAACCATGGATATTTGAACGGAGAGGTTGATGTGTGTCCGAATTGCGGCGAGAAGACAGAAATTTACAGTCGAATCACTGGATATTATCGCCCTGTACAGTATTGGAATGACGGTAAGGCTCAGGAATTTAAAGATCGACAAGTATATACGACTTCTCGTATAGATATGGATACTTCTTGTCGTAACGACATTACTTTTCTAGGTTCATATTTAACTATTAAAGATAAAATAAAACAGATTGGAGGATTATATATTGACCGAGAGGAGTCCTAACAAGGGCTCTTTTATTTTATTTAATAAGTGAGGTATTTTTATGATTAAAAAATTGTACGAAAATCTTATGAAGTTAAGATTGCCAAACGGATTATATATTGCTAGTACTGGTGAATTCTATAGACAATTCTGCTGGTTGCGTGATTGTTTCTATGAATCGTTACCATCTTTATATTTTGATCCAGATCTTTATGTTCAAACATATCATACAATTTTGGATTATTTGAAAAAACTGGAGTCGGAATATAGGAAGTTCTCAAGTATGATCGAAAATCCTACGGACGAAACTTGGCGTCATTTACATGCTAGAGTTAGTGCTGAAACATGTTGGGAAGTTCATACGTACTGGCAAAACAAGCAAGATGATATTTGCGGCGAGTTATTATATGGTATTTCCTTAGGTGAAGAAAGAGGACTTAAAATTATAAGAGATTCTGAAGACGTTCAAATCATAAACTTACTTATTAAATATATGGAAGCAATAGAATACTGGCATCATAGTGATTCTGGTTATTGGGAAGAAGACGAGTCGCGTGGGGGGAGGTCATCCTCAATAGGTATATGCGTTGCTGGTTTGAACGCTATACAAAAACTTAATAGGAGTGATATAATAATACCAGAAAACCTCATCATGAAGGGTAGGGCCGCTTTAAGTCGGTTATTACCTAAAGAAACTAAAGATCGTGATGTAGATATGGCTCTGTTATCGCTTATTTGGCCGTTCAATGTGGTTAATACTAAACAGCGAAACGAAATACTCTTTAACGTCGAGAGTCGTTTGGTTAGGGATTATGGATGTATACGATATATAGGCGACCAATATTATAATGCAGATTATAGTAATCCTTTAGGCAATGAAGCCCAGTGGACATTAGGCGATTTATATTTGGCTAATATATACATAGACATCGGCGATCATGAAAAAGGTGAACACTATTTATATAAGGTTCTAAAAAAGTGTCCGGACGGAAATATTCCTGAACTTTATGTAAATGGTGTGGCTAATTGTAATTCGATATTAGGTTGGGCTAATGCATTAGCCATTTTGGCTATGATGAGAAAGGAGTTATATCATGGAAGGTAAAGAAGTTATATTTGAAGTAATTGAAGATATCTATTGGGATAATTGGGGACATTTTTTATTTTGGGCAAAATGGGTTTGGCCAGTTTTGTGAAAATTATACCAACTTTTGGTTAGAATTTCGAAGCGTTTTCGGACGATTTTGGGAGAAAAAGTGGCCATTTGCCCACTTTCTGCCCACTTTTAAAAACAAAAGTGGGCTTGGTGAAACCCAGTATTCATGCGGGTTTGCGGGTTTTCTGCCCACTTTCCCACTTTTTTTTCTTATTTAATCGCGATAAAAAGTTTAATAAATATATATAATTAACGAAAAAAAGTGGGCTTTTGGCCACAAGCTTAAAAAGCGATTATTTTGCAAGAAATCCTATTACCACAAATAAGTTTAAATATTAATAGATTTAAAAAAAGTTTTTCCTAAGAGTCTGTCTTAAACAATGAACTCTTATTTTATTTGGATATTTTAGCTTCGCGAAAAAAACATGCCCTTTTATGAAGAGAAAGGGTTATAACGCGACCGGCGTTACTTTCTCTTTTGTGTTTGCATATTTTTTAAATGAAAGGCGGCCTGCTTATGGCAAGAAGTTCTAAACTGGAAAGTGGTTTTCAAGATCGACTTATTGAAAATCTTAAAGACTTATTTCCGGGATGTATGGTTTTTAAAATGGACCAAATTCAGGGAATTCCAGACTTGCTTATTTTATATAAAAATAAGTGGGCTTCCCTAGAATGTAAAAAGAGCGCTGGTGCTAAGAAACAGCCAAATCAAGAATACTATGTTGGTCTTATGAATGAGATGTCATTCTCAAGATTCATATGCCCAGAGAATAAAGAGGAGGTATTGCATGAACTTCAACAAGCATTTAAACCTTGAAGGACAACATGCGTTTCTTGGGGCTAGCAAATACCATTGGATTAATTATGATGAAGCTAAACTAATTGAAGCATATTCGAAATTTATGGCTGCTCAAAAAGGAACAGAACTTCATGAATTTGCAGCTCAATGTATTAGATTGGGACAAAAACTTCCAAAGTCTAAAAAAACATTAAATATGTATGTTAACGATGCAATTGGATTTAAAATGACTCCTGAGCAACCTTTATTTTATTCGGAAAACTGTTTCGGCACAGCTGATGCTATTTCTTTCAGAAATAAAATGCTTAGAATCCATGATTTTAAATCCGGGGTCGTTCCGGCACGTATGGAGCAGCTTGAAATATATGCTGCTCTTTTTTGTTTGGAATATAAAGTGAATCCTGCTGATATCGATATCGAATTACGAATATATCAGTCAGACCAAATTTTATATCATAATCCGACAGCCGAAGATATTTCTTCAATCATGGATAAGATTATCACCTTTGATAAAATAATCAATAAAATCAAAGAGCAGGAGGGTTATTAAACGTGAATCCCATTGCTGAAGATATTTTAAAACATTTCGGAGTTTCAAAATTAGACGGTGCTCCCGGGCCTGGTTCGGGTAGATATCCTTTAGGAAGTGGGAAAAACCCGTACCAACACAGCGGCGACTTTCTTAGTCGAATTAATAAATTAAAGAAATCCGGTATGAGTGAGAAAGAAATAGCGGAATACATGGGACTAACAACTACTCAGCTCAGAACACAAGTCGGATTAGCAAAAGATGAAAGAAGAGCTCTTGAAGTTGCCACAGCTAAAAGTTTAAGAGAGAAAGGATATTCTCTTAATCAAATTGCAGAAAAGATGGGATATAAAAACGATTCCTCTATACGCTCCCTTCTTAACGAAGAATCAGAAGCCCGTATGAACCAAGCTAGAAAAACTGCCGAATTTCTCAAAAAGCAAGTCGATGAAAAAGGTATGATTGATGTCGGTGTTGGGGTTGAGCGTGAACTCGGGATTTCAAGAGAAAAAATGAACCAAGCTCTTTATATTCTCGAAATGGAAGGTTATAAAGTTTATGGCGGTGGTGTTCCGCAAGCGACTAATCCCGGAAAGCAAACTAATATCAAAGTTCTCTGTCCTCCTGGCACTGAGCATAAAGAAATTTATAATTTTGATAAAATCAATTCTATTAGGGATTATGTGTCTCATGATGGTGGAGAAACCTTTGATACCTTTGTATATCCAAAGAGCATGGATTCCAGTAGACTAAAAATTCGTTATGCCGAAGAGGGAGGAGCAGAAAAAGACGGACTCGTCGAAATTCGAAGAGGTGTCGAAGATCTTTCTCTTGGTGAATCCCATTATGCTCAGGTCCGTATTCTTGTGGATGGTAAAAAATACATAAAAGGAATGGCTGTATATTCTGACGACATGCCCGACGGGGTCGATGTTATTTTTAATACTAACAAAAGTAAAAACGTTCCAAAAATGGACGTTCTTAAAGACATCAGCAACGATCCTGATAATCCTTTTGGTTCTCTTATCAAGGCTGGAGGACAAAGTTATTACATAGATAAAAACGGGAAACGTCAGCTTTCTTTGATTAATAAAAGAGCTGAAGAAGGAGATTGGGCCGAATGGAAAAACGGTCTTCCTTCTCAGTTTTTGTCAAAGCAAAGTATTACACTTATTAAGAAACAGCTAAATTTAGCAGCTGCCGACAAACAAGCTGAATTTGATGAGATTTGTTCACTTACTAACCCAACAGTAAAGAAAGCGTTACTCAAATCTTTTGCCGATGATTGTGATGCAGCAGCTGTTCATCTTCAAGCAGCAGCTTTACCACGGCAGAAGTATCATGTTATTTTACCTATCACTTCGATGAAGGATAACGAGGTTTACGCTCCTAATTATAAGAACGGAGAACAAGTGGCTCTTATTCGTTATCCTCATGGTGGCACTTTCGAAATTCCAATTTTGACTGTTAATAATAAACATGCTGAAGCTAGGCGAATTTTAGGAAATACTCCTACTGATGCTATTGGAATTAATAGTAAAGTTGCAGCGAGGTTATCCGGAGCTGATTTCGATGGCGACACCGTTATGGTTATTCCTACAGGTGGCAAAGTTAAAATCACATCCACGCCTCCTTTGAAAGGTCTTGAAGGATTTGACCCAAAAATGGAATATGGTACTGTAAAAAAAGGAAACGACTACTACAATAGTAACGGTCAAAAAATTAAGGTTATGAAAAACACCCAAACAGAGATGGGTAAAATTTCAAACCTTATCACCGACATGACTTTGAAAGGCGCTACACAAGATGAAATAGCAAGAGCAGTTCGTCATAGTATGGTTGTTATTGATGCCGAAAAGCATAAACTTGATTATAAAAAGAGCGAAATCGACAATGGTATCGCTTCTCTTAAGAAAAAGTATCAAGGAACTTATGATAATGAAGGCCGTTATCACGAAGGCGCTGCAACTTTAATTTCTAGAGCTAAGTCTGAAGTATCTGTCTTAAAGCGAAAAGGAAGTCCAAAAATTAATCAGGTTGGAAAAGATTGGTATGATCCAAGTAGACCTGAGGGGGCTTTAATTTGGAACTCTGTAAAAGAAGAGTATATCGATCCTAAGACCAGAAAAACCCGTGTCCGTACTCAGAAGTCTACTAGGATGGCAGAAACTGATGACGCATTTACTCTTGTGTCAGATGCTAACACCCCGGCCGAAAGACTTTACGCCGGATATGCCAATAAGATGAAAGCCCTAGCTAATCAGGCCCGTAAGGAGATGGTTACAACTGGTAAGATAGAGTATTCATCCTCCGCCAAGAAGACCTATCAAAAGGAAGTAGACTCCTTACATGCTAAGCTTAACGTGGCCCTAAAGAACGCCCCTCGTGAGCGGAAGGCCCAAGTCATGGCTAATGCGGCCTTCAATGCTAAAAAACAGGAGAATCCTGATATGACTCCTGGCGAAATAAAGAAACTCAAACAACAAGAGCTAACTAGGGCTCGTGCTGCTGTTGGAGCCAAGAGGGAGACCATAAAGATTACTGATCGTGAATGGGAAGCCATTCAAGCAGGAGCTATAAGTGAAAACAAGCTTACACAAATACTTAATCATGTTGACATTGATGATCTTAGACAACGAGCTACTCCTCGTACAACAACTTCTTTGAGTACAGCTAAAGTCAATAAGATTTTAGCAATGAACGCATCTGGTTACAGTACGGCTGATATAGCTAAAGCTATTGGTGTTTCCCCTTCTACCGTATCAAAATACTTAAAAGGAAAGGAGTGAATTGTTAATGTCTAAATGCATGTTAACGACATTTGATAATCCATAC